ACAACTCAAAGACTTATATCCAAATGCAGAAATAGTTCCTATTCGTGGTAACCTTGATACACGCATTCAAAAAGTAGACAATGGAGAGTATGACGCAATATGTGTAGCAGTCGCAGGACTTGATGCCGCGTTGCTTAGTCATAGAGTAAGTAGATTATTTGGAACTGCTGATATGATGCCTGCTCCAGGTCAAGGTGTTATTGCTTTGCAGATGAGAATTGATAATCGTATGAAAGGCGCTCTATCAAATATGAATCATTGGAATACTTGGTATATGGCAATGGCTGAAAAGTATATGCTCAAAGAAATAGACGGAACTTGTCAAACACCAGTAGGTAGTGTTTCTGTTTACGATGGAGATAACATAAAGATTATCGCAAAGAACTTTGAGACGAATAAAATAGCAGTTCAATCTGCACCCTTCAAGGAATACAAAGAACTAGGACAAATACTTGGTTCACAATTAATATGAAACAGACAACAAAACAAATCCACAAAGAAACTTCCTTTCAAATAGCCACTGGATTGGCTATCAATTATCCTCTCAACCTCCTTCTATTGTATATCTATATAGAACATCTAGGTATAACTGAACCTGTCATATTGGGCACTCTAGTGACTCTAGTAATGACACTGGTTGCCTATATTCGCATCTTTACAATAAGAACATACTTCTCAAGAAAATAATTCATTTTATTATCATAAAACTATTGACATTCATTATGATATAGATTATAATTGTTGTATATTAAATAAAAAGGAGTATTATGAATTTACAACATGAATCAGATATCGTAGAACAGATACATACTGACGTTCTTAAACAGGATGAAGATGGTCTTTTAGAAAACGACATAATGGATGTTGTCATTGAAACAGGTTTACACGCTGATGATGACAGAGATGAAATATTAATGCAGATAGTTGAAGAGAGGTTTGAAGCTTTATGTTAGACACAACTTATATAGAAATCAACAACGATACTTGTAAATACATAAAAGACGGTTTAACATATACCGCTATTATCAAAGAAGTAACTCCACACCATTTAGCAGTAAAGCCAATTAGTGCTGTAAATTATCAAGAAGGTATTTACCAAACTAATTTGGATACTGAATTCGTCGGTGAGATATTTTCATCAGAATGTTATGATGCTATTAATTTAGAAATATTCATGGACGGTAGAGGTGGTGATAATTCTGCTATCGGTGTACAAGGTTGTTACGAACCTTGGAGAAACTGCGCTGCATAAAAAAGGCAACCCTTGAGTTGCCAATTCTATTTACCATCCGCTTTTGATTTTCGTATCAAAGTAATACTGTTTACATTCGCGAACAGTTTCTGAAATTTCTTGTTCTACTTCTATTTTGCATTTCTTATTCAATTCAATCGTGTTATTCGTTGCACTGATAGTTCCTACGGCAAGAATAACCCAAAATACAATAGTCATGATTTACATTCTCCAAGAGATAAAAAAAGGCAACCCCCGAAGAGGTTGCCCAAAGAATGTCTAATTAAAATTAGATTCTTATTATTTTAACAAGGTTTAGAACAAGTTAGCAATTGTAACTTTTCTGTAATACACGTTTGCGTTAGCAGTAAGTGCACCAGAACCTTGAGCCAAGCCATTTGCGAATGGATTAGATACCATACCATAACGGGTTTTGAAACCAATTTTTGGTTGGAAGCTATTCTCACCAACAGCACGAACCATTTGTAATGGAACGTATGGGCAATAGAATAAACCTGCGTCGAATGCAGATGAACCCTTATAACCAACTACTAGGTAGTTAGCGCCTGCGAATGGATCAACATAAACACGGAATCTTCCGTTAAGAACACCAGCAAAAGTATTGCCACTGTCATCAACTTCTAGAGTGTTGCTGTTTAGAGCAGGAGTGTAATCCAATACACCAGCCATTTGTAAAGCAGAGGCTACGTCAGAAGAACAGATAACCAAGTTACCTTTACCACGACGAGTTCCTTTAGCAATTGCGTTAGCTTCTTGCTCGATTTGGAACATTAGACCTTTGAACTTCTCAACAGACCAACGACCGTTTGCATCAACGTCCAGATCAAAAGTACCTGGGGTTGCAGCGCCTGAAGCACCAGCAATAGCAACTGCGTGGATTGTTCTAATAACTTCACGATTGATTTCTGAAAGGATTTCAGTCTGAAGAATATTAGCCAATTCAGTTTCAGCGTCTAGGCCGTGAACAGCTTTAAGATCCTGAGCAAGCTCAGTAGTGTATTCTGCTTTCAAAGCACGAGTCTTAGCAGCAACAGTTACTTTCTCAATTGAGAAGGCCATTTCTGCGTAGTTAGTACCACCACCATCGCCTAAGGCTTCAGCAGCTCCAGTATCCATACCTGTACCAGTAGTAGCAGCTCCGCCAACAGCAGGAAGGCCGTTTGCGTGAGTACCAGTACCAGAGAAATCAGTATCGGCTTCGTTGTAAAAACCTTCTGCACCGGCTTGAGTACCATATCTTGCGCGCATTGCGAAGATAAGTCCTGTAGGACCAGTCATAGGCTGAACACCACAGATGTCATATGCAATCATGTTAGGTACAGCACGTCTTACCAATGAGATAAGAATCGGATCGTAACCAGCAACAGGTCCTGCAGGAGTTGATGCACCAGTAAAACCACCAGATCCGGCAGAGTTAACAGGAGCTTCTGACAATAGTGAAGTCATGTTTGCAGAAAGGTCACCAGTTTCAGCTAGTGCACGTTCTGTGTTCTCAAGGATAGTAGCAGTAACTGCTTTACGATGAGAATCGTTAATTGGTGAAAAAGATTCGTGCCCTAGAATTGGCTCCCACTTTTCCACTAGTCTTGTATAGTTATCCATTATGGATCTCCTTTATATTTAATTAAAATTAAGTTAAATAAACCAAATAATTAATTATTCTAATTACTTCTTAGTGTTGAAAGCTTCAACTAGAGAATTAATAGAGGCGTAATCGGAAGATGGTTTAATTACTTCCTGTTCCTCTAGAATAATTTCGTCACTCTCGTTCTGAACATCATGTTTTTCAACAAGAGGCTTATCACTAAAGAATGACTCCTTGATTACTGTTAGATTTTCTGCATAAGCATCAAGATCTACAACGTCAAGCTTTTCAGACAATACTTTCAAACGTTCTACCTGGTTTGCAGATAGTCCTTCTGATAGTTCGTCAAATTTTTGTTCTGCTTTGAAAGTGGCAATTTCTTTTTGTAATTCGATATTCTCGTTTACAAGATCATTGGCTTTCCCTTCCAAATCAGCTACATTTGTTTCTAAGTTTGATACAACATCAACAGTTTCTTCTGAAACAGTAACATTGTGTTCAACAAACAAGTTCTTAAGACCTGTCATTAATGACTCAGCCATCTCAACCTTAATACCGGATTCGATTGCGATCTCATTCTCTGACATCCATTCTGAAACAACGTAATCTAAATACTTATCGACATTTTCAGTAATAGTATCTAATTTCTCAGTTACTGCTTCTTCCAATGACTCGTCTAAAGATCTAGTTAGTTCTTCGCGGATTGTTTCAGTTCTTTTGTTAACTTCTTCGTTTAAAGCGGCTTCAAATACAAGACTAATCTTGCCTTTGAATTCTTCAGATAAATCTTCGCCTTCGATGATAGATTCAATTGAAGATTCGATAACGATTTCTTCAACTACTTCTACTTCTGCATCAACTTCAACTTCTTCAGTTGCTGGTGTTTTAACTTTCTCTCCAGCTCCTTTAGGTTCATCAGTTTTGGTTTTCTTTAGTTTATCCTTTTTGCCTTCACCACCTTCAGGGGTTACTGCAGCAGGTACACTAGAGACGCCATCATCAGATACGAAAGCTTCGTTATTTACGTCTGACATAATTTTCTCCTTTTTAATTTGTTTTTCTACAAATAATAAATTTTTTGTATTCGACTGTTTTATTTATAAAAGATTAATTTTTCAAAGTACGGATAAAGTTCTGGAACATTCCAGCAGCCGCAGCTTCGTCGATTTTCTTCGTTACAGTCATATATTGTTTTTCTACCTTCTGCTGGATTTCTTCGACCATTTGAGTGGCTCTCCAATTTCCAGAAGCAATATCGTAGTAATACTCTACGTTCTCCATGATTCCATTTACGAACGCATTTGGTGCAGAAGGGTCAGTAACAATATCAACAGTAGAAAGATGAAAGTCTTTTTGAACTTCCATTACTCCATCTCTACCTGCCTTGACTGAACCAAGACCTCGTGTCGAAACACCGATCTTAACGCCTTCATCTAATAGGCTTTTAACGATTTCCCCCATAGGTGTTGATAAGATTTTAGCCTTACCGTAAAAATCGTTATCTTCCCGTCTCATTTCTGTAATCAGATGTGAAACGCGATCTCCGTTGATCTGAGGACCATCAGGATGACCTAATTCTCCAAGAGCACGCTTAGTTTCAATGAATTCTTTGTTGTATCTCTTCATTTCATTTTCTAACGTGGAACTTGGATAAATTCTTCCATTGCGATTTTTTAGATCGCCTTGCATGAAAATTCCTTCAATAAAGTAATTCTTTTTACCGTCGTCTTTAGCTTCGGTAATTACTTCTACGGAATCTTCTCTGTATTCTGTTATTAAATTCATAATAGTTTCCTTTATGTGTAGTGGGCAACGCCAACCATTAATACTGAAGTGGCAGCGGTTAAGGTATCTGTTGAATCTTTCTTAACAAACGATTGACCAGAACCAGCAGTAAATGT